AATAGTGCAACTCCACCGACAGGCTTGCGCTCGGCGTCGGGCCAAGAATAAAGGTCAGTTCATTCTCGTTGTCTGAGCGCGGGCCAAAGATGGCGTAGTACCTGGGCGTGCCCGTACTGGTCGGGGTCGGGTATGCCTGACGGATGAAGTTCACATCCTTGTCGAGCAGATACTCATAAGAACCATCCGCCAAGATAACCGCCATCGAAAAGACGGACAGGAAATCTGACGGAGCCTGGAGATACTTGTTGCCCGAGGTCATCGAGCCGGTGACGTTCTTACGAAGTGACGGCAGTTGGACGGTGTTGTAGATTTTTTGTTCTGCCAACTTCGTCATAGTGGCGAAGTCCGTCGCGGAGAATGAATTCTCCGTGTAGTCCTCCACCGCTGTTTTCAACTGCGCGTAGTTCACGCCATCGGTCCCCTGGCCATCGTGCCCTTGGTGGCGCAACCAGTGCCGCGAATCTTGATGCCCGAGGTCTTGGGCTCAGGGTTGTACCCGTCGCGGGTGATGTTGCCAACAGACATGTTTACACGGTTGGCTGCGGTCGGCTCTTTCTGAGTCCCGTTGCCCAGGGCAACCTTGCCGCCCTTCATCGTGTGGGGCTCGGCATAGACGGAGGCATCTCCGACTTCCTTGCCCATCATCTTTTTGCTGAACTTAGCCATTTCAGCCACCCTTCTTGTAGGTGAACGAAGACTTCTTCTGGTTGGCAACCTTTGCCAGACCGCGACCAAGTTCGCGCATCTGCTGATTGGTCTTGCCACCCTTGGCGAGTTTCGTCAGGGGCTTACCAGGGTGCATGGCCTTCTCATGCTTGTGAACGGCTTTCTTTGCGTCCATGTTCGACTCCTTACGTCGTTTGGATGGTTACTGTACCAACAGATGTGGTTGCCACCAAGTAATTTGGCGTCAGTCCCGCATCATTTGCTCTTGCTCCGCCAACAGGGTTCCAACCCCATTGAATATCCCGTGAGCCACCAGTCGGAAACCCCTGCTCAGGGTTTGCGATGTTGATCTCCAAACTGTTCGTTCCGGCAGTCTTGTACGTCGAGTCTCTGCGGGGATTACGAACTGCCTGGGGATCGTCAACCGGGTACATGCCCAGTTGCAACTGCGGATGGTCTGGGTCCCAGCACTCCTCGCACACCAGCAGGTTGAAACGCTTGGTCTTGATGACCTCCTCTTTCAGGCGCTTCAATTTAAACTGGCCGCCACAGCGGTCGCACATGGCGATGCTGCGCTTGCCGGAGGCGAACCGATTACCCATGATCGGCCTCCAGTCTGTTGCCCTTGCGGCTATTCTCGCAGCCTGGGATCACTTGCAAATTCAGCGGCACATGCAGCCCTGAAACGGACTTGCCTTGAAGTGGCAACACATGGTCAACATGCCACTGAAAGCCAAACATCGCCGTTCTGCTTGAGGCAAGTTCGTAAGCCTGCGTCATCATCCAAAGATCATCATCCGTCAACCATTTTGGCGTTCTTTGGATTTTTGCCAACTGGCGTTTGCGCGTAAGAGCCAAAACTTTGGCTTTGTTACGCCTGCGCCATGCAGCCTTCTCCGCGTTTCGAGCAATCCTATGCTTGCTCATCGTAGCCCTGCGAATGGCCGTAATCTTTTCTGGGTTTTCTGCAACGTAACGCGCCTGGGTGCTGCGCTTTTTTTCCAAAAACGCTTCCCTGTTCTTTTCTTTGTAGGCTTGCAGTCTTTCATTGCCGCAAACCAAGCAGCCGCGAGTGCTGACAAGTCGCTCTGCAACATGCCCGTGCTTGCAGGGCGCGCCGGTAAAGTACCGCGTAAGGCCCTGATCTTTGGCTTGCCGCAACGAGATGACGATCATGTCGTTGCACCGCCAATAAATTGTTGGCGCGGGACAAATCGGATCGCCGCTTTTTCTCTGTCTTCGTCCGCCGCCAAAGTCCAGGCTTCCTCGTACTGAGCCTTCAGGATAGGCAGGCGGTCATAGGCATCAGGAATCTTCATGCCCATGTAGTAGGACAAGCCTGCCACCATGCAGGGGATGAAGCGGAAAGGCACATCTGCCACGTCCACACCCTGACCGGCATCCTGCGTCCGGCGCAGTCTCCAGTACACCAGGGTGTAGGTGGTTGAGTTGTCCGGCACCGGCCAGACCGTCACGCAGGGAACCTGCGCCCAGTACACCGTGGTGCCAGAAGTATGGATTGCAGGCGTCGTCCCTTGCTGACCACGGAAGCAGTTGTACAGCGTGTTGCCCGTGATGTACCCGTAGACGATAACTTCATTGTCGATCTTGATGAACCCTTGGGCGGGCAGACCGGCAGTCGAAGACAGGGTGATCGTGGTGGCACTTGCCGTGATCGTGGACGGCAGAGTTGCCCCAATCGGGCTGTCCATCCCGTTGTTGCGCTGCACCAGAATCTGGATCGGGCGCGAGGTGGTCAACTTGTTCGGGATCGTCGCGTACGTGCTGATACTGATCCGCGTGATGTTCAGGTCGGCCTGATTGCTGCTGCTGTTGGCCTGCGTGCGAATCTGATGCTCAAGCAGGTCCACCGTGTCGTTGGGCAGGGCATAGGTCATCTGGTTGTAGACCAGGGTGATCGTCCCCTGCTCCATCGTCCACATGTTGATGCCACGGTTTGCCCAGTCGGCAAAGAGCAGGTTCAGACTGCGACGGGCAGTCCGAAGATCGTAGCCCGTGCGAAGTTCTGAGCCACAACGCTCAAAGGCTTCTTCCACGACCTCAGAGAGATCGAGGTTGAATACAGCGGTGCCTGAAGTTGCCATTTAGCGGAACCTTGCAGTTTTCTTGGCTACAGACTTGGGTTGGGCTACGAACTGCTTGCCGGAGGCTTTGCCTGCTCGTTTTGCTCGGGTTGTTGCTGCGTATTCTTGGGGGGAAAGACTTTTGATCGCAGCCTCTGGAAGATACCTTTCACCCGTGTCAGAAGATCGTTTACCACTTTTGGTTCTCCATTTCTGAGCGGTCCAGTCCTTCAAGGATTGCTGCGGCTTCTTCACTTCTTCAGCCCCTTGAGGGTCTGCGCCAGTCGAGCACGTTGGCCCATCTTGCCAGGAGCCTTAGCAGCAGCGGCAAGTTTCTTGGCAGGAATGGTTTCGCCTTTCTTGACCCCAAGCGACTCACGCAAAGCGCCCGGCTTCTTGATGGCAGATTGAATCCACTTGCCACCTTTAGCCATGCCGCCTTTTGCCATCTCGCCAACGCCGCGACCCTTGAGGATGTCAGCCTGGGTAACCTTGCCGTCGCCGGTCAGATCAGGAAATTTCTTAGCCATTTGCCATTTCCTTCTGGAGCAGTTCGTTGTCGATGTCTTCGTCGGTCATGTACGACTCCACCCCACAATCACACGGGCCGTCGTCGTAAATAAAACAGTTGGGCTTGTGCTTGGGAGAAAGGAGATCAGTAGCCTGAGTCTGTAGATCAGTCACGATAACCGCCGCCTTTAGCCTTGTACTGTTTTGCCAAAAGTTGAGCCTTGCGGGCTGACCACTGACCTGCTGCCGTTCCTTGGGTTGCTTGCCCTTTGATTTTCTCAAAGAGCGATTTGCGCATCCCAGGCTTGGTGTAGTTGCCTGCCGCGTTTACCTTGGACTTGGCTTCTCCACCCTCAGCGTATTCCGTGAAATCCGTGTTGTCACGGCGCTGCTTGACGACCCCTTTGGGCATCTTGGCGGGGTTGATACAACCCATTCCACGGCTGGCTCTCATACCATCTTCCCGCGAGTCTTGCCTTTTGTGACACAACCATCAGCACGAGAAGATGCTGATCCGCCTTTGGCATATCGCCCTTCAGGAACTGTTCCACGAGTCTCGCGCTTAATTTCCGCAGCAGCCTCGCGTTGTGCAGCCTGTGCTTTCCTAGCAGCCGACGGGCTATAAGGCGGAGCCTTCTTGCCGGGCTTCATGTCTTTTGCACCTTCTGCGGCCTTGTTGTATGCGGCTAAAGCAGCGCGCCCGGACGGCGTGTAATCCTCATAGCCAAAATACTCTGGCCGTTTGCGGTAGGCAATAAGTTCCTCTGCCTCTGCAACATCTTTAGGTTTGCCCTCATCCGGCATTGGGGGCTCACCCATTTCGGCGCGGTAAACACCGCCTTTGGCATATTTGCTCTTCATTTCAGCACTTCCCGCCCATAGCCATCTTCACTTGCATGCCACGGGTCTTGCCACGCTGGGCGCAACCATCAGCCTGCTTGTGACCAGCGGCCAGACCGCCTGCGGCCATCTTGACTTCCATGCCACGGGTCTTGCCCTTTTTGGCAATGCCGTCGGCTTGCTTGTGACCGGCAGACAAGCCGCCCATAGCCATCTTCTTCATGCCCTTCATTTCAGCCTTCTCATGCTTAATCATGGACTTGGGAGCGCCCTTCTGCTTCATAAAGGCGATCTCTTTGCCAACCATCTTCTTGGATTCCATTTCGCCACCTCCGGCAAATTTGCGGCCCTTGTCGGCCTTCAAGAACTCTTCTCCCACGGACTGTGGGACGCCTGCTTTCTTGGCGAACTTGGGGTTGTTAGCCACCGCCGCCATGAATCTGTGCTGTTTTCCGCTAACTGAGGGCACTTCGATGCTCCTTCATAAAAGCGTCCAACTTGCCTTCCAAACGGTCAAGCCTGTCCAGAACCCGGTTGATGTCGTGGTGTACATCCGCTCTGGTGACGTACTCCTTGGCGACTTCTTCGCGGGTTCTGTTTAAAAGAATCTGAACGCGCTGCAATTCGTCCCAATTCGTCTTGATGACCCACATGATCACCACAGACACAAAGGAAAGAATAGCGTTCCACAGCGTCATTTCCATTTCAACAGTTCCATGCTCTCAAGGATTTGTTAATCCTCGAATTCGGATCGTTTGCGGTCTTTGCGCTCGTCAACTTCTTTTTCATGCCCTTCATACGGGCGCAAAAAGAGTCGCGGCGTGGCCCGCCCTCTGGCTGAGGAGCCTTCAACCCAGGCTTCCCTGGATTCGCGGCGTTGTAAGAGGCTCGCCCCTTGGCGTTCAATCCGCCCTCGGGGTTCTTTCCCTCTTTCCTCTGCCATGCTGGGCTCTTAGCCATAGAACACCGTTGCAGCGGTGCCGGTGCCGTTGGTCACATAGATGCCGGTCTGAGCAAGGATGCCCTCGCCAGGGAACAGCATGTACAGCGATCCTGCGGCAGCAGCCGGTGTAAACGAGAACAGCGTAGCCCCACCGTTGCCGTCCGTGATCGAGATGTTCCCGGCAGACGAGGTGTAGGTCAGCGCAAGCGCCTTGATACGAGCACGGAAAGTCGTGACCTCCGTACTCGCAGCGGCTGCGGCTGTTCCTGATTTAACGTCGGTTTGCATCATGGTGATGCGCTCCTATTAAGCGGCAACAGCCAGACCGGTCTTGATGTCAACCCAACTAGAGCCCTTACCAAAGCAAACGGTGCCTGCGTTGGAGTTGGCATTGGAGACATAGATCAAACCACCAACCACAACGGTGGGCAGCGTGGTCGTGGTGTAGGCCGTGAGAACGGGCATGCCGGTGGTGGTACCCGTGACGTTGCCGGTCACGTTACCCGTGACGTTACCCGTGAGAGCGCC